AAACTTGCTAAGGCAACTGTTGCTGAAGGAGTACCTATTATACCACAAGTATTACTACTAGATGTATTACTACAAGTGTGTGATAAAAACTTTGAACTAATCATGAAAGACATTTCCGGAGAATTAAAAGAAGTACCTTCAGATTTTAAAATGGATTTTAGGCAACCATTTCAAAGGTATTTGTCGGATGATTGTCCTTTTCATTTCAGCGAGATGTTTGAATTAAAAAGTAAATCGGAGTTAAACTAATGATAGATTATATTAATAATTTAAGATTTAAATTAGAAGTATTTTGGATTGATCACCCACACTTAATTATGTTTAGTTTGGGATTTGTTTTAGGTGCAATCATTATATGATAAAATATTTATTAGAAATTATATACCACTACTCAACATCGTTGAGTAGCTGGTCATGGCAAAAATTATATGGTAATAGGAAGGATGGTTACGGATATCGAAAAAGAAAAATTTAATAAATTGCAACAAGAGCAGCGTGATCTTGATGAGAGTTATAGACAATCATTAAGAAATAAAAAAGAACGTGAAGACATGGAAGATAACGAAGAGTATTTAAAAGAATTAAAAGATAAGTTATGAAAGGTATAATAATATTATTATTGTTACTAACAAGCTGTGCTCATAGTGACTATGATATTAACCCATGGACAACTGTATTTAAACAATTAGTGAAAGGAACATATGAAGTGGAATAAACAATTTGAATACCCTGCATCAATGCGTAGTAGTATTGAAGGCAAGAGACATTACGAAATAACTGGCAAAAAATTACCAAGTGTTACAACTATATTGTCAGCGACTGAGTCTGAATCTAAAAAAGATTCTTTAGAACAGTGGAGAAATTTAGTGGGCCATGACACGGCTCGTAAGATTACTGAAGAAGCAGCCGCGAGAGGTACGGCAATGCACTCGATTCTTGAACATTATGTGCTAGGTACTAATAAATTAGATATGACTGAAACAGGGACCCAGGCTCACGAAATGGCTGAGGAGATTATTAAAAAAGGTTTAACTAACAGATTAACAGAGATCTGGGGCAGCGAGGTAACGTTATATTACCCTGGTCTATACGCAGGAGCAACCGACCTTGTTGGAATATACGATGGTGTGCCGTCTATAATCGATTTTAAACAGTCAAACAAAATGAAACGTAGAGAATGGATCACGGATTACTTCACGCAGCTAGGAGGCTATGCAATGGCCCATAACCACGTCTACGGAACTAATATAACTCAAGGTGTCAACTTAATATGTACTAAAGATAATTATTACCAAGAATTTATTGTAGATGGCCAAGAGTTTGTAGACTATCAACATGAATTCTTAAGAAGAGTTGATCAATACTATGATCAAATCAAATAATGTGTCAAATTTAAGGCAATTGTGGCAAGATTGCCTTGTTTGTAGTACCTATAGGTTATATCTGGGGGTAAAAAGTTTTTTAAAAAATAAAAAAAAGCTAGCGCTCAAAAGTACTACAAGTACTACATTGTAGCAATACCAACGTTTCTAGCTTAAAAAAAGTACTACATTTGTAGTACTTTTACTTTCAAAAGTACTACATTGTAGCAATACCAACAAAAAAAAGTACTACATTTTAAATTCCCCAACAAAATATAAGCAAAAACGCAGGAAAAAATAAAAAAATCTGAGGGTAGAAATAGAATCTATAGGTGCTATACAGGGATATGCCTAAACACAGAAAAATATTTCCAAAAATTACAAGTAAAAATCTTGGTAAAGATATATCAAAGTATCCTTATGTAGAAATAGAATGGGCTGATATCGAGGGGGACGATGGTTGGAGTAGCTTATCGTCATTAGAAAAAGATAAACTTCCTGTTGCAGTGTCTAAAGGTTACCTGTTAAGTCAGAAAAAAGGTGTGACTAGAATTTTTAGAGACTACATTAAAAGCAAGGAAGGTAGTACCTTTGAAGATATAGGTAGTACAGTTATTATTCCAACGTCAGTGATTGTATCAATTAAAAAATTAAATATTAATTAAGAGTCTCAGTAGTTTTCTTTCTTTGTTTAGAATCTAATCTAATTTCTTTTTGTTTCTCTTTTACTTTTTCTTTTAACTCTTCTGCGTCACCATCAATGATGGGTGAGTATTGGTCCAACACTTCTGCAATTCTTTTATCTAGATCCTCTTCTGATAAGTCATCTAACTTACCTGTCCTAATAATTTTTTGTTCTATATATAATCCTGCTGCCTTACCTCGAGCTACCTCAGCATTAACTGCTGCACTCCAAGCTCCTTTTTGTAGAGCTGCATTTCTAATTTTACCTAGTTCACTAATGTGTCTACCATAATCTACTTCATACTTTTTTTGAAACTCATCTCTAAGTTTACCTATGTACTGAACTACTAAAGGATATCTTTTTGGGTTCTGTAATTCTGATGCTCTAACAGCAGCGCTGTCCTTATCATACCCTGCTTCTCTGGCGCATTCTGTCGCAGTCATTCTGCCCTCTCCAGTTACTATAAGATTAGCGAATTTTATTTGCATTTCTGTTAATTTTTTTGGTAAACCCATGCTTGACAAGTAGAGTAATTTAATGTAAAAGTCAATTTAACTTTACTTTATTTTCACTCCATTGGTTTTAAGGTTAGGTTGTTTCTTGTGGGGGTTGGCTTACGAAAGAAAGGGAGACTGGACTGGATACTGAGCCCCCTCAAGTTTATAAAGATATTATGCTTAGAGTTAGAGATTTACAACAAGTACTAGACAAGTTTACAAACGGACAAAAAGGTTCGAAGATATCGGATTGTCCTATTTATATGGAAACCAAAGATGGTTATCTTGAAGATCTTAGAAGAATAGAATTGCAAGAAAGTGTAATAGTTGGTGATCCTAATCCAGCCAGAATAGTTCTTAAAGCAGACAATGACGAACGCTTTAGATCTAAAACATTTAAACAATCATAAGACAGGCATTACTCTGAAACCAGAGTCTAAATTTTGGCAAGAAGTCAAACGAAATCTTAAAGATATTTCCTTTACAAGACTAGAGTCTTGGGCCTCTGCAGGCGTTCCAGACCTGTTGTGCTATAACAAAAATCATGTGTTTTTTACCATCGAGTTAAAAGTAACAAGAAGTAATAAAATAGGCTTCTCACCACACCAAATAGCCTTCCATATGAAGCACCCAACCAACACTTTCATCCTCCTGAAGGCCCATGGTCCTTCAGGCATAAAACTTTATGAAGGATCCAAGATCCTTGGACTAATGCGCTCGGGCCCTGGTGCAGCCGCACCTGTCGCTGAATCGTGGAGCGAAATCCAAACTGTTCTCGACAGTTTGTCAATGTGACATAACGTCTCGCCACTACATCTTGTGTCAATGCGACATAACGTCGCGCCATTTTCCATGGTGCGTGCTTGTGGGCGGGACCCACCCGAGTCTCTCCTCCCCCGCGCTTGCGCCTGTTGTCTGTAGTGCATGTATTCGGAAATTAAAAAAAAGAAAAGGGCTGCGACAAATTGTCGCAGCCCTGAGCCAGGATAAACCATTGGCGGTATTTTATCATTACGCCATACTGGACTGGCAGCACTGGCCGCTTTGCAGCGGCCAGAACAATGGAGTTGTTATTCGATGCTCTCGCCGTCCTGGTTGAACATCTTAACCTGATCCACATCGATCACGTAGTGGCCGTTGTCAGAGTTGTCACCATCATTACCGTCTTTACCTAAGTAGATGGAATGACAAATCAGCTCTGGATCAGTCTCTGAAGTCATCGTAGCACTATAGAACTTGGTGTAACGAAGGTCCTCATGTTTGTTAAGATGCGCAATCAGCTGCACCATTATATTTCTAGGTTCTAACCTAGTCAAAGGGTCCGACCCTTTTCCTGTAGTTCTTGTCTGAAGGTTCTTGAACCACTCAAACGCAAACTTAGGAAAATGAGTTCCTCCCCAATGATGAAACAGAGCCGGACTTTCATCCGTATACTCTGTTGTACCTTTTATAGTTCTCATTTCAGTTTTTTGTCTGAATGATAAACTCACTCTATCGCCCATGTTTTTCTCCTTGGTTAGTTATTGTTTTCATAAATCTAATATAATTATTTATGCGCCAAGATCCATGTTCTATGGTGACGCAGGTCATATCGTCATGCGACAATGTGCGCGCAGCGCTTGTGGGCGGGACCCACCCTTTTATTTTTTTTCTAAAAAGACTTGGTGGGTGATGTCCTGGTGCCACCGATTCCCAGGCTTTATGCTGGTGTTCATCCCCACTCCATGTCCGAGCGCATTGCTCGATCGTTATGCCGATCCCAGGTCACACTAAAACCGAGCAATTCGAGAAAGTAAACAACCTAAATCTCTACAAGCTCTGGACATCGTTTAAGACTAGTCAAGTCTCTAATGTGACCAGGGATCAGCAGGCCCGAAGGCCTGCAGAAAAATTTATTCTTCCTTTCGGAAATTGCTGTAACAAGACGGAGCTGTTTCTCCGTACCATTCTGCAATATCAATGAATGCTTTGCCAAGTTTAGTCTTCTCCATCTTGGAGAGAGACCAGCTATCACGGCTGCATACAAGCGAGTAGATCGCCTCAACGGCCTTCAAAGAACGCTCTTCACGATCGTACTCAAAAGTAATTCCATTGATGCCATCACGAACATTTTGCATTGATTTCATGATCCTCCATTAGTTGTTAATTTAAATTATTTAATCACAGAATCTTTTTGATTAATATAAAATAGTTGTCGCACGTGACATATCGACGCGCGTCAATTTGCGTAGTTGACCCTTATTGTCGCATGCGCGCAGCGCTTGTGGGCGGGACCCACCCTTTTTATTTTTTTCCCTGCGACAATTTGTCGCACCTTATTTTAGATCTAAAAAATGGGGGGATATTATCCCCCCATTAAAGTTTTAATTGTTATTTGGTAATGCTAGTAATGACTTAGGAATTTGATATTCTATATCCGCACTTCTAAATGCGACTGTCAATTCTCTAAGTATACCATTTATGTCACCGCCTGAATAAAGAATATTTTTTGCATATTCTTTTTTGGCTTCAAGTTCCCATCTTAACTTGTGATGTTTCTTGACGTGCTTCTCGGCTTCCTCGTAGCATATACGATCAAGTTTATCTTGAAAGTAATCACTGGCTTGATCATCGATATGTTTAGTCTCATATCCATCAAAGCCAGTTCTATCCCACGCTCGCACCTTAGACGCTCGCTCAAGGTGATCTTCAACTTCTTTAGCTTTTTTTCTAACGTCATTAAGAAGTTTCTCTTCGGCCCTATCTTTATTTAAAATATAAGCCTTATATTTTTTTTCGGCTTCTATTAATACAGATAGTTTTTTGTCAACCTTGCACGCCTTCGAGAAGGTTGATTTCTTTTTGTCGCTTAGATCTTGAGCTTGAGATTGAATTTCGCTATCAATCGCACTTGCTTTAGATCTAAATTTGCTGTCAATTTGATCTTTATAATGATCAAGTTCAGCTTGTCTTATTGGTTTCATATTATACTCCATTGTTATTTATAATATTGCTTTGTAATCAAAGCGTCACCAATCTATAAAACGTGGTCCAAGATTCAAGGCGCACGTTGACGCAACTAATATTGACGCGCGACAATATGTCGCATGTGTAGTGCTTGTGGGCGGGACCCACCCAAAAAAAAGAAAAAATAAAAAGGGGCGATTTCTCGCCCCTTAATTTCTAATTAGTCTTGTTTTTTATGTGGTAGTGCAGGGAGTTTATTGTCCCAAGCTATTCCAATGTTTTGAAACAAACCCCCCATAGCTTCAGAGAGCTCTTTTGGACTGTTGGCTTCTTCAACCATATCTTCAGCTTTCTCTTGGATCGCTTTTAGATACTGCAACTTTTTACCAGCAGAAGAACCATTGACAATTTCTTTTGCCTGTTCTTCTGCCCAAGTATTCAACTGCTCATAACAGTCTTTCACGCTAACAGTTTTACTTTTGTTGCCTCCTCTACCAAGATTATAGATTAAACTACTTTTCCACTTGGTATTTTTTAGAGAAGCATTGCCAAAAAAAGTATGGGCTAGGCGTGAAGCCTTTTCCAATTCTTCAGTTGCTTTCTCTAGTTTTTGGATCACCTTGTCAGCACCAATCTTCTTTGAAAAGTTCTCTGAACCTTTGTCCAATATCACATTGATATCAGCTTTCAGTTTTAACTCTTCCCTTTGGATTTGTGGTTTAACAAGACGATTTATTTTACTTTTAAAGTGATCTTGTGCTCTCACTTTGATTTCACTTTTTGACATATTTTCCTCCATTGTTATTGTTGTTTTATGTCATATATCTTATAAGTTATTCTAGGATAACAAACAATCAGATAATAAAACCTGCGACACTGTGTCATGTTTTATTTAATAATCACTTTGATATGGTTTCCTTATGACAAAAACAACAGATAAATACCTAGATAAATGTATCATCTATGGTCGTATCTTTGCTAATAAAGATTTGCAAATCCAACTAATAAAGGAATGCAAAGAATTAGAAAAACAGTTAGCTGATATGGACAAAGATGAAGAACAGTTGTGTCTTCAGTTTCCTGAAAGTGCACAACTCTAACTAGAATTATGGGGCGAGTCAAATCGCCCCATGACACATTGACCTGCGACATATAGCCCTGCGACAATTTGCATGGTTAGTGCATGTGGGCGGGACCCACCCAAAAAAAATAAAAAACTGCGACACTGTGTCATGACACAAATACACAAAAAAATCACATATATATATGAAGGCCTGGTAAACCTTCATGGGTTGTTAGTGATCAAAAAACGTAAGAATTCCCTTCCTTACGGCACTAGCAACCCTGTGACACTGTGTCATGTTCTAATTTAAATATAAATGTTTATATTAAAGAAAACAACAAAAGGAGAAATATGTACAAAGTAATAGAAGACAAAAAAGACGAACCAAGTCTAGAAGAAGCGCAAAAGTTTGTAGGCGGTTACGTAGAAGGAATTAGTTTTCCTAACGGTGACTACATGATTGTTAACGAGGAAGGCAAGCTGCTTGGCCTACAGCCTAACCCAAGCGCGACGATGATCTGGACTAAGTTCTTTGGTCCAAGCGACGTGATCATGGGACCGGCGATCTTAATCAAATCTGCGGCGCGGAAGGAGTGGTTGTAATGCCCGGCGATATCGTAGCACTTGTAGCCGTTGGTTACGTCCTGGGTCTCACTATCATTGGAGTCTTAGCGTACCTTGGATGGAAGGGAACCGAGGAATCAATCGAGTTCCAGAATAGGCAGAGAAAATTAACTGAAAGCTTTGAGCGCAATAAGCTAAAGTAAACAGAGTTGTTGTTGGTTGAGGCCCTGGAAACAGGGCCTTAATTTAATTTGAGGGTGCGACAATAATGACAATATCAAAAAAAATAGATCTGTGCGATAAAGATGCATGTCAAAAATAAACAACAACAATGGAGAAAACAACATGAATAACATCGACACTAAAAAAGTAGAAGAAGTAAGAAAGTTCATTTGGGATATGTATACAGAGTTAAGAAAGATGAGAGGTAAAAGAAAGAAGATAGATATCTTTGCTGTAGAAATGACAATGATGCAACTTGGTGTGTTGGCTAACGGAATGACTAAGGATAAAACTAAGAAGGAGTCTGCTTAAACTCCTACTTGTATGCAGTAATTGCATACACTAGATCTAGTGGTGCGACAAGATGTCGCACCATTCTAAGTGCATGAGGGCGGGTCCCACCCTAAGAAGGGGACCCTAAACGATTTGAGATTTTGAACATTAACATAAAGTCAATCACCCCTTAGCGGATAGGGATCCTAACGTATACCCTTTATAGTTGGTTTTAGACATAAGATCATGTATAAAACTTTTTGGTACCATAACTAAAAATTATGCTTGATATAGAAAAAATAAATAAAATTACGGATCCGAAAGTAAGAAGGCAATTAAAAATTGATATTTTAAATTCTGTTAAGAGAAAAAAAGATACTAAAATCAAACACGATTTTCTAACTTTTGTAAAACATATTTGGCCTGATTTTATCGAGGGGTCCCATCACAAAACCATTTCTGAAAAATTTAATAAATTACTTGCTGGAACTGCAAACAGATTAATTATTAACATGCCACCCCGTCATACTAAATCTGAATTTGCTTCCTACTTTTTACCTGCTTGGATGATTGGTAACAATCCAAAATTAAAAATAATTCAAGCAACTCACACAGCAGAACTAGCTGTAAGATTTGGTCGTAAAACAAAACACTTGATGGATAGTCATGAGTACAAAGAATTATTTAATACAAGACTCCAAGAAGATTCTAAAGCTGCAGGTCGTTGGGAAACTTCTCAAGGTGGTGAATACTTCGCTGTCGGTGTCCAAGGTGCAGTAACCGGAAGGGGTGCTGATTTATTAATTATTGACGATCCACATTCTGAGCAAGATGCCTATAGTCCAACAGCATTCGAAAGGACTTATGAATGGTATACCAGTGGACCACGGCAAAGGCTTCAACCTGGTGGAAAAATTGTAATTGTAATGACGAGATGGTCTACAAAAGATTTAACAGCAGAAGTTTTAAAAGCATCTTCTGGAGATAACGCTGACCAATGGGAGGTAGTAGAGTTTCCAGCAATTATGCCAAGTGGCAATCCTGTATGGCCAGAGTATTGGAAACTAGAAGATTTACTTGCAACTAAATCTGCAGCGGGTTTATCAAAATGGAATGCACAGTATATGCAAAACCCAACAGCAGAAGAAGGTGCCATTATTAAAAGAGAATGGTGGAAAGATTGGGACAAGGATCATATTCCAAACTTAGAACATGTTATTCAAAGTTATGATACAGCGTTTATGAAAAAAGAAACAGCAGACTACTCTGCTATTACTACCTGGGGAATTTTTAGAGAAACTGAAGATAGTCCTCAAAGTTTAATTTTATTGGATGCCGTTAAAGAAAGATTAGAGTTCCCTGAACTACGACGTAAGGCCAAGGAACAATATGATTACTGGCAACCTGAAACAGTGTTGGTGGAAGCGAAGGCTTCGGGTCTTCCTCTAACGTATGAGCTCAGACAGATGGGAATACCAGTAGTCAACTTTACTCCCTCTAAAGGCAATGACAAGCACAGTCGTGTGAATGCGGTCGCCCCTCTGTTTGAGTCTGGTACGATTTATGCTCCGTGTGCCAAGGACTTTGCACAAGAGGTAATAGAAGAATGTGCGGCGTTTCCTCATGGTGACAACGATGACCTTGTTGATAGTATGACACAAGCGGTATTAAGATTTAGACAAGGTGGGTTGATTTCCCATCCAGAAGATTATAGAGATGAACCAGAACCAATTAGAAAAAGGAATTACTATTAATGGCTCACGAATTTAAACATCCAAGTAAATATAAAAACCCTACGTTAACTAAGAACATGCCTAATGTTAAATGGGATCAAATACCACCTGTCAAGGGACCTGATTCACAAGGCTTGAATGTTAAGCCAAATAAGACTATACTTGTCAAACCTGCTAAAAAATAAATGAGAGTAATATATGGCTACCATAGATAAGGCGCTTCCAAACGAAGTCAGAAAAAGTATTGAAATTGATGGACCAGAAACATCAGAATCAGAAACAGTTGAAATTAGAGAAAGTCTCCCGGATCAAGGAGAAACAGAAATTAATCCAACCGAAGACGGTGGAGTAGAAATTAACTTTGAGCCAGGGGCTTTTAATCAAGCACAATCACAAAATCATTATGATAATTTAGCAGAGTTATTACCAGAGGAAGTCTTAGAACCTCTCGGCTCAGAGTTAACTCAAAACTATCGAGACTACAAACAATCTCGTGCAGATTGGGAAAGAACTTATACTCAAGGTTTAGATCTATTAGGATTTAAATATGATCAAAGAACAGAACCTTTTCAAGGAGCAAGTGGAGCTACGCACCCAGTACTAGCAGAAGCGGTTACACAATTCCAAGCTCAAGCTTATAAAGAATTACTCCCGGCTGACGGACCAGTAAGAACTCAAATTATTGGTGTTTCTTCAAAAGAAAAAGAAGAACAATCAGAAAGAGTAAAAGATTTTATGAACTATCAAATCATGGATGTCATGGAAGAGTATGAACCAGAATTTGATCAGATGTTATTTTATTTACCACTAGCAGGATCATCATTTAAAAAAGTTTACTATGATGACATGTTAGGTAGAGCAGTTTCAAAATTTGTACCTGCTGAAGATTTAATAGTTCCTTATGCAGCGACTTCATTAGAAGATGCAGAGGCGATTGTACACTTAGTTAAAATGGGTGAGAATGATTTACGTAAACAACAAGTAGCAGGATTCTATAGAGATATAGAAATAAAACCTGGTTATGATCCTGAGTCTGATTTAAGTAAAAAAGAACATGAGTTAGAAGGATTGACTAGAGGAAGAGATCCTGAAGTATTTACATTATTAGAATGTCATGTTAACCTTGACCTAGAAGGCTTTGAGGACCGAGGACCCGAAGGGGAAATGACTGGAATAAAGCTTCCTTATATTGTAACGGTCGATGAGTATTCTACAAAGATTCTATCTATTAGAAGAAACTACGCTGTTGGCGATCCATTAAAAAAGAAAATTCAATACTTTGTTCATTTTAAATTTTTACCTGGGCTAGGATTCTATGGCTTTGGTTTAATCCATATGATCGGTGGATTAAGTAGAACTGCAACTGCAGCACTAAGACAATTATTAGATGCTGGAACTTTAGCAAATTTACCTGCTGGGTTTAAGCAAAGAGGAATAAGAGTACAAAACGATGTACAAGCAATTCAACCTGGAGAATTCAGAGATGTAGATGCGCCTGGTGGCAGCATCAAAGATGCATTTATGATGCTTCCATTTAAAGAACCGTCTCAAACTTTACTTCAACTTATGGGTGTCGTTGTATCAGCCGGGCAAAGATTTGCCGCGATAGCTGACTTAAATATAGGAGATGGGAATCAACAAGCGGCCGTTGGGACGACAGTAGCGCTGTTGGAAAGAGGAAGTAGAACTATGTCTGCAATCCACAAAAGATTGTATGCTAGTTTAAAGAATGAGTTTAAACTTTTAACTAAAGTTTTTAAAACATATCTACCTCAAGAGTATCCATATGATGTTGTTGGTGGACAAAGACAAATTAAAGTTAGTGACTTTGATGACAAAGTAGATGTTGTACCAGTAGCAGATCCAAATATATTCTCGCAGACTCAAAGAATATCTATGGCACAAACAGAATTACAATTAGCACAATCGAATCCTCAAATGCATAATCTATATGAAGCCTATAGATCTATGTATTCAGCGATCGGTGTAAAAAATATAGACTTAATTTTAAAACCACCTGTCAAACCAGTTCCAAAAGATCCTGCGGTTGAACATATTGATGCAATCACAGGACAAAAGTTTCAAGCATTCCCTGGACAAGACCATAGAGCTCATATGACAGCACATTTAGCATTTATGGGAACTAATATGGCTAGAAATAATCCACAAATCCAAGCGATGTTAGAAAAAAATATTTTTGAACACATTTCTTTAATGGCTTTGGAGCAAATTGAAATGGAATTCCAAAAAGAAATAGTAGAAATGCAACAAATGGCACAAAATCCACAGATGATGCAGAATCCACAGACAAAACAACTAATGCAACAGACTAGTTTAAAGATAGAATCTAGAAAAGCTGTGTTAATTGCAGAAATGATGGAAGAATATCTAAAAGAACAGAAAGAAATCTTAGGAGATTTTTCAAATGATCCAATTGCTCAACTTAGAGCAAGAGAACTAGACCTTAGAGCAGCAGATAATGCTAGAAAAGAAGACGAAGGTCAGGAAAGACTTAACCTTGACAAAATGAGAGCGTTGATGAATCAACAAAATCAAGAAAACAAGCTTGAGCAAAACGAAGATCTAGCAGAATTAAGAGCAGCTACTTCGCTAACCAAACAAGTCATGGCTGATGATAGCAAACGACACGATTTTGGTAGAAATTTCAAGAAAAATTAATTATAATATTATTAAGGAGAAACATATGATCAAAAAAGCAAAAGATCCTAAAGCTGTTACAGAATTAGGTGTTGGTAAAGATGGTTATAAAACAGGCGGTGTTGTTATCGAAGCTACTGATCCTACTACATCACAAATAGTTGATGTTAAAGGGACTAGAAGAATGAGAGCAGATAAAAAACCTGTTAAAGCTACTTGGTATTAGGTTATGTGGTTATCGGCAATTAAATTAGCCGTTTCTGCTGGCAGTAAAATCTATGCTAACAAGCAGAGAACGAAGATGGCTATGTCAGATGCACAACTGATGCATGCTACTAAGATGGCCCAAGGGCAAGAAGCTTACCAGGGAAAACTTTTAGAAGCTAGACAATCAGATTGGAAGGACGAGGCCGTTTTGATAATTTTAAGTTTGCCCGTGTTGGTGCTGGCCTGGGCAGTCGTATCGGATGATCCGACCGCAATGGACAAAGTCAAATTGTTTTTTGACATGTTCTCACAGCTCCCGTCATGGTTTACAAATTTGTGGATCCTTGTCGTGGCGAGCATATATGGTATAAAGGGTACACAAATATTTAGAAACGGAGGAAAAAAATGAGACAAAACGGAATAAGAAGTAATGTAAGATTTCCATACGGAAGTTCTGGTATAAAAAAACAAGGTGCTAATGATAGACTTGATGAATCTTTAGGAGAAAGAAGAGGAAAAGAATCTACAAAAACACAAAGTTATAAATCTAGAAGAGATGAGTCTAGAGGAGCGAGTAAATAATATGAAAAATACAGGAAGAGAAAATCTTTTAGAAGAAGTAGGAAGACTTGACGCTAGAAAAAATCCTAACTCAAATGACAGAGCAGAAAAAAGAAGAGTCATGAGTGAAATAAAAGACGGCTACAAAAAAGGTGGCAAGGTCAAAAAGAAAAGAGGATGTGGTATGGCTAAGAGAGGATTCGGTAGAGCATAATGGCTGGAAAACCTATTAGTAAAAAGAAAAACCCTGGTTTAGTTAAGTTAGCTAAAAAAAATCCTAAGTTAGCAAAAAAATTTGGATACAATCCAAAAAGAATGGTTGCTAAAAAAGGTGGCAAAGCTAAATAATGGCTAAACTTTGCGCAAGAGGCAAGGCTGCAGCAAAACGTAAGTTTGATGTTTATCCTTCTGCTTACGCGAATATGTATGCATCTAAAGTGTGCAAAGGAAAAGTAAAAGCTAAAGATGGAGGATTTATAGCTAGAGGTTGTGGCAAAGTAATGTCCAACAGAAGAAAGAAAACAAAGATTGCATAATGGGCGATTTAAAAAAATGGGTAGATCAAAAATGGGTAGACATTGGAGCACCAAAGAAAGATGGAAAATATCAACCGTGTGGAAGAAAATCAGCTAAAGGAAGTAAACGTGCGTATCCAAAATGCGTACCAATCGCCAAAGCAAGAAAAATGTCAACTGGACAAAAACGTTCAGCAGTTACACGTAAAAGAGCTGCTGGCAATCCTGGTGGCAAACCGACGAATGTTGCAACATTTACAAAAAGAAAAAAAGTAAGTATGGGAGGTTTAATATAATGACTATTAGAAAAACTACCAAAGGACCTGGAGCAAATTACAGACCAACAAAGTCTGGTGCAGGTATGACAGCTAAAGGTGTTAAGGCTTATAGAAGAGCAAACCCTGGATCAAAATTAAAAACAGCAGTAACTGGTAAAGTTAAACCAGGATCTAAATCTGCAAATAGACGTAAGTCATATTGTGCTAGATCAGCTGGACAATTAAGAAATTCATCAGCTAAAACAAGAAACGATCCTAATTCTAGAATAAGACAAGCTAGAAGAAGATGGAAGTGTTAATGAAAGCTACTTTATTAGATGCACTTGAAGCTAGATACGAAGCACAAATATCAGAAGCTGACGCTACATTAAAAATATATTTAGAACATCCTGTTGGAATTGGTGAGCACCCACAACATTTAGATGAGATAGATAAACTGTTTCAAAAAATTGCAGATGCTCAAGAAAAGTTAAAAGTAATTGAAGATTTTAGAGAGGAAAGAAGTGCCCTTTAGATCTGAGAAGCAACGAAAGTTTATGTACGCCAATAAACCTGAAATAGCAAAAAAATGGGATAAAAAATACGGCGGTAAAATAAAAAAGAAAAAAAGAAAGAAGAGAAAATAATGGACGGAATGAACATAGTAATATCAATACAAAAAGACCTTAAAGATAGACTTAATAATATTGGTGACGCAATCCTAGCTGGAGGGGTTGACAATATGGAAAAATATAAGTATCTAATAGGACAGGCACATGCCATACAATTAACATTACAGGAAATCTCTAACCTGCTAAATAACAAGGAGCAAAAAGATGAGTCAGGAAACGTTGTCGACCTCAGTCGAGGAACCAAAAACTAAATCCGCTTTATTAGAAAAATATAAAGAAGAAAAAAAGGAAGAGAAAGAACCTTTAAATCCAGAAAACATTAAGGATACCGTTAGTGAATTACCTGAACCTTGTGGTTACAGGCTTTTAGTTTTACCTTTTACACCAAAAGAAAAAACTAAAGGTGGTATTATTATTGCGCAAGAAGCTTTAGATAAAGCTAGAATTGCAACTAACTGTGGTTACGTTTTAAAAATGGGACCACTAGCGTATACGGACAAAGAAAGATTTTCATCTGGTCCGTGGTGCAAAAAAGGTGATTGGGTAATCTTTGCAAGATACGCCGGATCACGATTACCAATAGAAGGCGGTGAAGTCCGTCTATTAAACGACGATGAAGTATTGGGTACTATTAAAGACCCAGAGTCTGTACTTCATTATATTTAACCCATAGGAGAAACTATGCCAGACACAGAAGAAAACAAAAAATCAGAACAAGTAGTTGATATTGATACATCAGGCCCAGCGGTTGATGTAGAATTACCTGAATCAAAAACACAAGAAATAGAAACGGATAAAACATATGAAAACGAACGTGAAACAAAGCTTGAAGACAATAATAAGTCCGATGATACAGTTGAGAAATCTGATGAGCAGTTGGATGTTCGAACTGAACAGGACGACACGAAACCAGTTGAAGAAAAAACTGAAGAAAAGAAAAACGAATTAGAAGAGTATAGCGACGGAGTAAAAAGAAGAATTGCTAAACTTACTAAAAAAATGCGTGAGGCAGAAAGGCAAAGAGATGAAGCCACAACTTATGCAAAAAGCGTTTTACAAGAAAAAAATCAACTTAATAAAAGATTATCTACTTTAGATACTGGTTATGTATCTGAAATGGAAAATAGAATTAAGTCTGCTATGGAAGCAGCTGTTTCTAAACTAGGTAAAGCTAGAGAAGATGGTGACCTTAAATCTGAGGTTGCTGCTCAAACCGAGATATCTAAACTTGGATATGAGACTGCTAGATTAACAGAACTACAAGCAAAAGAAGAGGCTAAGGCACCTGCTAGAGAACAAGAAGTAAGAACTCCTGTTCAACAGCAACCTCAAGAAGCACCAATTAACCCTGATCCAAAAGCTCAAAAATGGGCTAGTGATAATAGTTGGTTTGGTACAGATGAGCCTATGACTTTTACGGCTTTTGCTTTACATAAAAAATTAACCGAAGAAGAAGGTTATGATCCTCAAACTGACGAATATTATTCGGAAATAAACAAGAGAATAAGACTTGAATTTCCCCATAAGTTTGATAAGATAGAGGAACCACAGACTAGTAAACCTACACAAACCGTTGCTTCGGCAACGCGTAGTACAAAGACTGGTCGCAAAACTGTGAGACTCACGCCATCACAGGTAGCAATTGCTAAAAAATTAGGTGTGCCACTAGAAGAATATGCGAAACAATTAAACATCACGAAGGAGGCTTAAGCATATGGAAAACAATAAAACAAATACCTCACGTGCGAGTCAAACTAGGGTTAAAAACGAACAACCAAAAGTTTGGGCTCCACCATCATCTTTAGATGCACCACCTGCACCCGACGGTTATCGTCACAGATGGATAAGAGCCGAGTCAATGGGTTTTGATGATACAAAAAACATGACTGGTAAAATCAGATCCGGATGGGAGTTAGTTAGAGCTGACGAATATCCAGAAACTGAATATCCAACACAAAAAGACGGGAAGTATGCAGGAGTCATCGGAGTTGGCGGCCTATTGCTGGCTAGGATACCAGAAGAAATCGCTAAGTCGCGTGAAGCTTATTATAAAAAGCAGACACAAGATAGAGACGACGCAGTTAATAACGATTTGATGAAGGATCAGCACCCAAGTATGCCTATCAATCAAGATAGACAAACTCGTGTAACCTTCGGTGGTACAAAGAAAGACTAATTCTTTAGTAATTTCTAAGTCCAACGAATAAATTAACTAACAAGCTATATAATAAGGAGAATATATTATGGCAGCAAATCAAGTAACAGGGTTTGGACTAAGAATGGTAATGAATCTCGGAAATACTCCGGCGACTTCAGGACAATCTGAATACAAGCTTAAGTCAGGACTTGGCGTTGGTATTTTTAAAAATAACATAACTTCTATCCAAGATTCGGGTGGAGATGAAGGTTATTTACAAGATGCATCTTTCGCTACTACTGACGACGGCGGTAACGGCGGAGCTACTTACTCAAACAGTGGACATTCACCAATTATCGGCGTATTCAACGGTGCCTTTTATGTTGACAACTCTACAAGTAAGCCTACATGGGCTAACTCTGTAGCGTCTGGAACAACATTTGGTACTGACTACAATACAGGCAGCAATGATGGCTGTGCTTATGTAAACGACAATCCGTTTCAAGAGTATGCAATCAAAGCTGACGCAGCAGTAACTCAATCTATGTTTGGAGACGCAGGGTACAACTGTACTAGTACTACCTCTGGTGGTGCAGTCGATCCAATTAGTGGACAGTCTACTGTTAAACTTAACATAGCAGGCGGTGCAGCAGGAACTAAAATGTTTAAATTAGTTAGAAGTGCTGACGAACCTAAAAATAATGATCTATCTGTACTTAACGGCAATGTAATTGTTGTACAAGCTGCAGCTAGTAATTTATATAACTAATAGCGAATAAGGAGAAATAAACTATGGCTATATCACGAGCACAACTAGTTAAAGAACTAGAGCCTGGTCTGAATGCTTTATTCGGATTAGAATACAAAAACTATGCTAACGAGACAGCAGAAATATTTGATCAAGAATCATCTGACAGAGCTTTTGAAGAAGAAGTAATGTTAAGTGGTTTTGCAAATGCTGCTGTAAAACCTGAAGGTCAAGGCGTAACTTACGACGATGCGCAAGAAACTTTCACAGCTCGTTACACAAACGAAACGATCGCGCTAGCGTTCGCAATCACTGAAGAAGCGATTGAAGATAACTTGTATGACAGACTTGCGTCTAGATATACAAAAGCACTAGCAAGATCTATGGCGAACACTAAGCAAGTTAAAGGCGCGGCTGTTCTAAATAATGGTTTCAATGGATCATTTGCAGGTGGAGACGGAAAAGCTTTATTAGCTACCGACCACCCAACTCTTTCTGGATCTTTCAGTAATGAGTTAGCAACTGCAGCTGATTTAAACGAAACTTCATTAGAACAATCGTTAATTGACATTGCAGCGTTCACTGATGAGAGAGGCCTAAAAATTGCGGCTAGAGGAATGAAAATGATTATTCCTTCTGAGTTACAATTTACTGCTGAAAGACTTATGAAGTCTGAAGGTAGAGTAGGTACAGCTGATAACGATATCAATGCACTTAAAAACATGGGGATGATTCCTCAAGGTTATGTAATAAATCATTACTTAACTGACCCAGATGCATTCTTTATCAAAACAGATGTTCCAAATGGTCTTAAACATTTCGTTAGAGCACCTATCAAAACGACTATGGAAGGTGACTTTGATACTGGAAATGTTAGATACAAAGCTAGAGAGAGATATTCTTTTGGATTCTCTGACCCTAGAGGTGTCTTCGGATCTCCAGGAACAGCGTAATAATTATATTTTTGTGGCGGGACATAGTCTCGCCACAATTACTAAATAGAAAGAAAAACCATGAAAAAATTCCTAATAAACATATACGCTTACGATCATCACGGTAGATTTGAAGTAGAATCTAATGATGACGCGGTTTCTCTAGAACAAGCAATAGTTGACAAACTAGGAGAAAACAGTATAAATTGGGAATCATCGGGAATGTTTTCAGATGTTCCTTATCGAATAACCTATGAGGAGGTTAGTAATGATACAAGACCTATACAAAGCAAAAAGGTCCTTGGAGTTGAAGTGGGAACAGGAGGAACA